CAACAGCCGTTACTGCTGATGTACCATTACCTATTAATACTCCATTTGCAGTAAGTGAAGTAGCACCTGTACCACCACTACCTACCACTAGAGTAGATGATAACCCTGCTGCGTTCCCTGTGCAAGACCCTGAACTACCAGAAGTATTACCTGTTACATTACCAGTAATATCACCTGCAAATCCTGTAGCTGTTAAGATACCTGTATTTGAGTTAAAGGTCAGATTACTGCCAGACTTAGGTTGGATATCTCCTGTAGCAGCCGTTGCGAACAATGGGAAACAAGTTGTATCAGTTGATTCATCAGCTATGGTAACTAAACTAGGCGAACTATCTATCTCTACCCATGCACTACCATTATAAAACTTTAACACATTACTAGAAGTATTAAAGTTTAGATCACCAGCATCATTGTCTGAGCCTGGATCACCACTGGTTATCCTGTATCTAGCAGCAAAACTATTCACACCAGATATATTCGTAGCAACTGTACCAATATTAGTTATATTGGTTGAGGTAGCGATAGTATTTAAATCTGATACAAAATCAGAAGTTGCTAATAAATTTAAGTCAGTAACAATATCAGAAGTTGCTAATGTATTAATGTCAGATACTATGTCAGATGTTGCCAAAGTGTTTAAGTCTGAAACAATATCCGATGTTGCCAATGTATTAATATCAGAAACAATATCTGAAGTAGCTAATGTATTTAAATCACTTACGATATCTGAGGTTGCTAACGTATTTATGTCAGAAACAATATCAGATGTTGCTAATGTATTTAGGTCAGATACCACGTCAGACGTAGCTAAAATAGCTAAATCTGCCACCACATCTGCTGTACCTAAAATATCTAAATCAGTAATAATAGCGCTAGTAGCTAATGTATTTAAGTCAGACACAAAGTCTGAGGTAATTAAACTAGCTTTGGCTGCCACACTGGTTACGTTACTAGATATTCCAGCGACAGTGGTTACATTTGCTGATATGCCTGCAACAGTGGTTACGTTAGCTGATATACCAGCAACGGTAGTTATGTTGCCTGTAATACCAGCTAACGTAGATAAACCAGTAGCTGTCAATGATACTGCTGGGTTTCCATCAGAATCAAATTCTAGTATTTTACTAGCCCTAGTTGCTTTAGGAGGTATAGTCATATCAGTCGTTCCTGATATACCTTCTGTAACAGGTGCTTTTAGGTTTCTACTATTTTCTTCTGATAACTGTTGTGCAAATATCACAAGAGAATCAAAGTCTGTATTTAATGCTGATGCGGTTAACGATCCAGCAGTCACAAAGTCTGTGGTTCTAGCTAAATCTCTAGCACCTACTAAGGTAATGGTGTTACCTGAGTTAGCAGCAACAGCTAAAGTAATACTACCTGTACCAGTTGATGCAGACAACGTAACCGTATAGTCAGATGTTTCTGATAGTAACGTAGTATCCTTATATACCGCAATATCTGAGGTTGCAAGACATGCAAAACTAAATGCGTAAGGTCCAGTACCAGCGCTACCTGTGTAAACTGCTCTCCTAGTTACTGCTGCTATATCATAATCTGCCATAATCTGTCCTCGTTTGTCGTATTATAACTCAAAGAATTATTTTTTCATTCGATTTATTTTTTCTTTCATCCTTTCTAAGTTTGCATCGTAATTTGTTTTTGGAGCTAATTTTGTTGGTAATATTTTATTTCCATAAAATTTAGGATATTTTTTATACAATTCAATTTTTGCTTTTTGTCTAAATTTATCTATAATACTGCTTAAATTACTATATTTACCTCTTGGAGCAGTATTTTCAAACCCTTTAATAGGATCAGACATTTGCAAGTATTCATATGTTTGAACTTCTTTTGTTAAAGTTTCTTTTAATGTTTTGCCTTGTATTTTTATTGTGCCACATAATTCTTGATATTCATCATAAAAAGACCTTTTATTAGTTCCACCAAAATCTTTTCCTCTGTATTTTCTTAAATCAATTTGCCCATCCATAACACCAGGTTTTCCTTTAGCAAAACCAATTCTATTTAACTCACTAAAAAGAACATCGTCTAAATTTTCTGCATCTTGATAACTAAACGCAGGCATAGGAAAATCAGCAGCATAATTTCTATATTGTCCAAAAATAGGATCTCTAGCATAATCTAATTGATCTTCAAAAAAACCAAAAGCATTTTTTTTAATTGCATCTACGCCATTATTTATTTCTTTATAGGTTCTTTCATCGCCCAATATTTCGTTATATAAACGATAAAAAGGAACCATAGAACCTCCTAATTTTCCTGAAAATTTACCAAAACTTTCAAAATCTTTAATATCTGTAAGATTTTTTAAACCAGTTAAAGTAGGCATATCTAAAAAAGATGTTCCAGCAGATACAACTAAACTAGCAAAAAGTTCTACATTAGTTTTTTTATCACCATATTTATACACATCCATCATATTTCCAACTATTCCTGTAAATCTTGCATACGGATCTAATCTTCTTATATTTATTCTTTTATCCCCAACTAAAATACTATGTCTTGGAATACCAAGAGTTCTTTCCCTTACTAAAGATCTATTTCTTGCTGTGGCAGATTTTCCTCCCTCACCCTCAATTAAATTATTCATACCCCACATTAAAGCTATAGACCACATTGCAATTCCCATATTTAAAGCAGCGTGTGCTTCTTGAGCTTGGCTTCCTCCTGCTTTTAATTTAGCACCAAATTTTTCGCTGGCTAATTGTAATCCTGGTGTTCTTTCTACAACATATGAAATTAAATTTGCAGGGGTTCTTACAAAAGGAACAACAAAATCTAAAAGATTAGTACCTTGATTTACATTAAAAACACTTTCTGATCTTTTTGCATCTTGTAATTTTCTGCTGCTCCACATAGCTATATCTGCTCCAATAATTTGTTTTCCAGCATATTGATATGGATCATCTTGAAAAACACCAACTCTAGCTTCTGCTATAGCTTTGCGTGCTAAAATATCACTTGCATCTAATCCTTTTGAGCTGCTATAAAGTTGATCTGTTATTGCTAATTTTGCTCTTGCTTCAATTTCATCACTTAATTCTTTTATTTTGTTTGCACTAATATCGTTAGGCTTTATCTTATGTTTTTTTATAATTTCATCTGTAGCTAACGACCTAATATGACTTCTAAAAGCTAATTGTTTGACAAATTCATCAGTTCCTATAATTCCTCGTCTACCTATTAATCTTATAGCATTGCCCATAACATTTAATAAACCACCAGCAGCTTGACTTCCAAAAACGGCATTGCCATCAGAATACCATCCAGGTAAAAATTTGCCGTCTTTATATATTGGAGATTCTTTTGTACCAATAACAACATCGTCAGCAGCGTAATCATCTCGCATCCAACGATTATCAATTTGATTTTTTGATTCATTTATAGCTTTTGCAGATGCTTTTAAAGAATGGCTTAAACTACTATATAAATTTTTAAATTCATTAGTTGCTTTGATTCTTGCATATTTATCGCCAGATAAAACACCTCCAATATACCGAGTTGCTGTTCTGTCAATAACGTGAGTAAATGAACCAAATACGTTTGCAGAAATAGTACCAAAACCGCCTAATATGTTGTGAATAAATAATTCTTTAGGTGCATTTATTAACATACGACCACCTGATTTCCATAAATCGTCTGTATCGTTTAAATATTTTTTAACTTGGTCTATGTTTTCAAAATCAGAAAATTTATCTAACCATTCATTTTGTGTTGCTATAGAATCAAAGCGTTCATCAGATCCTCCATTTAGAAGTTTTTTTCTTAAAATTAACATGCGCCCTGCTGCTGTTGCTTCTGACTCATCTACTAATAACATTTTTGTGTGTCTTTCGTTTAAAATTTTAAATGGAATTTTATTTGCTTCTGGGTTTGCTTTTGCTGCTATTAAATCAGCGTGAGTTTGTTTTTGCATAATATTTACAAAAACTGCGTGTGCTTCGCCATATTTTCCTTTAGCAGCAAAACCTTTTTGTTGCCCAAATATTTTTATTATATGATCTATATCTGTCACATCATCTAAATTTAATTTGTTTAGGTAATTATCCATATCTAAAACTTTTTGTTCTATAGTTTTTGGGTTAATACCTAAATCTATAATGCCAGTATTTTCAAACCAATCTTTAGTTTCTACACTCATATTATTTTTAAATTCTTTTCTAGCTTCTGCTCTAGCTTTTTTTAATTGTTGTCCAGACAATCCTTCTGATTTTTTTAATAAAGTAATTTTAATTTGATCTTCAACATATTTAATTGCATTTTTTGATGACAAATCAGATATTTTTGATTCTGCTGCTGATTTTACTGTTTTTTTCTGCTTGTCACTTAATGATTTTACTAATTTTGAATCTCCAGTTTTTTTAATAGCACTCATAATTTTTTCAGAATCTTTTGCGGTTTGTACTGTTTTTCCCAATACACCTCCTAAAGCTCCTCCAGCTACACTACCAATTCCTAAAGTAAATAAAAAATTTTCTACATCAAATTCATCAATTTTTCCAATAGACTGATGAACATTTTGTCTAGCAACATTGTCTAATCCTGCATAAGCAGTACCATTTATAGCTCCTTGTATCAAGCCACTTGTTGTATATTTACTTAACATATGTTTTACGCCTGCTTGAGCAGTTTTTCTTGCCGCTAAACTAGCAAAAAATCCAGTACCAAAACTAGCAAAATTTATTAAATTTGCGTAATCAGTTCCAATAGATTGAGTTATATCAACTAAACCATCCATTGTGCCATCAACAAAACCAGATGTTTTTTCCCATTTGTTGATCATATGAGCTAATGCAAATTTTTCATCTTCAGTATAACTATTAATTTTTACTGCCATAGTCCCTAAAGAACTTAAATTAAATTCATAATCACGCATTAATTGTTTATAGTCATCTACTAATTCCTCTGTTGTTCCTTCATAATCTTTGCCTTCATTTCTTCGATAATAAGTTTTGAAAGATTCATGTAAACCAGTATCTTTTAATAAATTTTCCATAGTAAATTTTGTATCAGTTTGTGAATCTACTAATCCAGAATTTCTTAATTTTTGTAATAATTTTTTTTCTTGATTGTAAGTTAAATCTTTACCACCTGTGCGATAATTTCCAAAACCTTCTATATGATATGTGTCTTTATCTTTTTTAGTAATTTGTGTCATCGATGCTCCCTTATTTCGCCTACTTTTAATGTATCGTTAAGTTGAAACGCATTAATATTTTGTTCATCCATAAAATTATAAAAAGGTTCCCCAGCTTCAGGTTCTACTGTTCCAGTAACTCGATTAAAAAAATCTAAACTGCGTAGCCCAGTAATATTTAAAGCAGTTCCATGATAAGATAAAGCTGTATTTAATTTATTTTTACTTGCTAAGTCTAAGGTATCATAATTAATATCTTCTAATCTTAAGGAAGGATCTTGTAATTTTTTTGCTTCTAATATTTCCATTATTATTAATTGAGCAGATGTTTGTACTAATGTTTTAAATTTAAACTGATTGGTATGTATTGGTAACATTTCTGAATAAGGTCCTTCTTGATATTGTATATCCATATTAATATCTTTATCATTAAATAAATTTAAAATATCGTCTAAACTTTTAGCAGCAACATTTGTTGTATAAAATATTTTAAATAAATTCTCTTTGTATTCTATTTCTTCTGAAAATTGACTAAAATGATCTGTTAAGGAACCTTTTAACCTTGCGTTTACAACACCTTTAAATTGTTCATAATCTGTATTTCCGTCTAAGTTCATCATATTGGATAAAAAATTTGATAATTTTTTTTCATCATTAGGGTGAAATATGTTTTCTACTAAAAAATCAGTTCCAAGTTGCAGTAAATCTGTACTAGTACCTAAAGATTCTTTTATTAAATTTTGTTTGATTGCAATTAAAGATTCATTTGTCATTTCTTTTTTTGTTCCGCTTACACCTGCTTCTGATTTGTCAATTATAAGTTCTAAATCAGATGGATCAATATTAACTTCATGGGTTTTTGCAAGTTTTTTTATAAAATTATTTATTCCTTGTCTTGTAGATAAACTTGGATCATTTGGAGATGTTGTTTTTACAATTTCTACAATATTTGTTATCAAAGCTATTTTTAATAAATTTTTATTTTTTAAAAATTCTGTTTGTTTTGCTGAAATTTCCATTCTTGCATTTCTTTCAATACTATCCCATTCTTCATAACTAGTAATAGGCTTACCGTTAAATAATATATTATCTTCTAATGTGTTCCATTTATAAATACCAATATCTTCAGACGAAGCATTTACAGTTCCTTGTGCAATTATAGCTAATGCTTTTTCTGGTTCATTTTTGTATTGGTTATATACATCATCTGATAATTTTTGTAAATCTGTCATATTTACTGTAGCACCATATGGAGTGTTTTTAAAAATTTTTTCAGTAACATCAGTTACTAATTTTTGAGTAGTTTTATCTTGTTGATCTTTTATTTTTTTTATAAAAGTTTCGCTAAATGGACCTGCTGTTTTTTCCGCCCATGATATTAATGAATTAAATTTTTGACTAATAACTTTGTAACCACCAACATCATATAATACATTAGCATCTTCGTTAATAGATATTAATGATTTTTCTAAATCAACTGTTTTCCTTTGTGTATAAAGTTGATTTCTTGTAGCAAGATTTTCTTTCATTTTTCCTGTTGCATATACTTTCATAGAATCAACAAATGAATTGTAAGTATTTCTGTTTCCTGAAAACATTTTTGCACTATTGTCTATAATTTGTTTTGCGCCTGTGTGCATTTCATCTAAAGACATTTCGCTTTCGCTACCGCCTTTATTAAAAACGTCTTGAGTAAAATATTTATGCAGTCTTTCTGTAGTTACTTGTTCTGCTTTAAAACGTATTTCTTCACCAATATATGCTCGTGCTGTTAGTTCTGCAACATTCATCGAATTTGATTTGAAAGGCAGTTTTGCCTTTTTATCAGGATCCTCTGCTGTCGGAATCATATTGTTAATTTCTTCGTCAGTAGGCGTGTTTAATAAAGAATATTGAAAGCCAGCTTCAACTGCTGTTGACTTAGCTCGATCTTCTAAAAATACTTGCATCTTACCTATGTTCTGAGTCATGGCATCGTACACTTGAGCGCCAGTTGCCGCACCTAATGGTTTGGCTGTAGACACAGATAGGTTTGGTAGATTTACCGAACTACCTCTTGTGCCTTTATATTGTTTCTCTAGTTTCGCCATTACTCTGTAGTACCTGTATCATATTTTTTAAAGTTTAAATAACCTTGCGCTAAATATCCACCTGCTTGTACTAAGCCTAAATTTTCTGTATTAACAGCTGCGGCTTGTGCTTGTGCAGCTTCATCTCTACCTTGACGTTCAATCATTTCGCCCATAATGCCAAACGAACTTTCTAATAAATTAAGATTGGCTTGACCTGTCAAATATTCTTCTATACCTTCTTCTAATATTTGAGAGTTCAACACATTATCTCTTAAAAATCCACTGGCTGCACCCAATGCTATGTTATTAGCAATTTGACGTTTGGTGTCTTTTAGAATTTGTACTTGATTTTTTTCTATGTCTAAGGCTTCTTTTTTCTTAGCAATGTCATTTTGTCTGGCTTCAAAATCACTTTTAATTTTAGCAGCTTGCGCTTGCACACGATACTGTTCCGCTTGTGCTTGACTAGAACGCATAGCAGTAAAACCTTGTAAAATTGATGAACCTGCTAATGCTTGTGCTGCTGTAATCGTTGCCATACTATGCTCCTGTGCTTATTTTATAATCCATTCCTAGTAAGTGTAATTTGAGAGGTGCGGATTGTCCAATTTCTATTTGTCCAGTTAAACTGTACCCCAGTATACCATGCAATGTTTTAGTGCCTGTAAATTCTGGTATACCTACATCTAAGTTATCAGTACCTAAAGTACGAATAGGAATAGTGTTGCTGTTAATGGTTAAGTTTTGTGTTTCATTTAAAAACGCATTTACTTCTAGCACACGTTTTTTAAATCCTTTTAAACTAGCATAACCTTGTATACTAGGTTCAATCGGTAATGTTTTAACCGTTACCGTATAATCTAGCCCTGCTTGATATGACGTAGATGTAGAACTTGCAAAAGTAATTGTGCTTGCGCCTGCAGTTACATTAGCTTGCATTACGCCATCGCCAATGACTTTTACACTTTTAGCGTTAAGATGTCCTGAGCTATGACTTGCTGCTGCACCTCCTGATACACTGCTATCTAAAGTAAAATCTTCATCAAACAATTCTATATAATATTTATTAGCACTATTAATAATACGTTTAACAGCTACATATTGATCGGACACGACAGTTGCTATATTTAAAAAAGTGCCATCAGTAATAAATTTACTAGCAGCTACAATTTGTTGATCTCTTAACAATGTGTAAACTGCCATACTGCCATCTCCAGAATTAACTAAAGCCAGTCTATCTCCTTCATCAGTTGATGTTGCTTTACGAATTGACATATCAGTTGGTGTATTTAATAAATGACTAGACAATAAACTAATTTGTGTTGAGGTATAAGCATCTTCACCTGAACTAAATAAAAATTCATTTAACGCTTTACCTTGCCTTTGAATATATAATGTACCACCAGCAACGTTTTGTACTCGTACATTTTCTTTACTACCATGACTGGATTGTAATTTAGCAATAAAATTAGTAGGTGTTAATGGATCACTAAATTCTTGTGGTGCATAAAATTCACCACCAGTCGTAAATATTTGTAAATAGTTAGCTGATATAATATCAACAATAGCATTTAATTGGTTGGTATCTAATGTAGCTACAAAAGCATCATCAGCATTACCTTCGCCTGGATTAAAATTAAAAAACTCATTTATTCTGGATGCAAAAATAGTTGATGGTCTTGACTTGCTGCCACCAAAATATAACCTGCCTTGATGAAAACAAGCACTTCTAGGAAATCCTTTACTACTACTAAACGTATCAACGTAACCTGTTTCTAGTTCCCAGTTAGCATTAGTTATAGCATCTGTATTAAAAAATGGTATTTCAACGTGTGCTTTGACTACAGTTACAGAATTAAATTCAACAATTCTAGCTCGACCAAAACTACTACCGCCAATTACATTTATGTATTGTCCTACATGAGATGAACTAAATATACTGTGTTGTGCTGTCAAAGTAATGTTACCTGATACTGCACTTGGTGTTAATGTACCAGCGCTAGATGTATCTACAATCGTAAAACTAGGTGCATATTGTGGATTAAAATCAAAGGTTACATCTGCAATAGTCCATGCGGTGTCAGAGGTACGAGTAATTCTTTTAGGCACCATATCTTCTTGTACCATAATTATTGTGTCTGCACTTTGAGTCCAACACATTTTGGTTAGCATAGCTGATGTAATAGTTGTGGTTAAATAATTATTGCCACTACCAGCAATGTTGGTTTGTAATACACCATTTTTAATAACTGCCATACGGTTGTGAGTAAATGCTAACAAATAAGCATCAGATGTATTAAATTCAAAAGGAACTAGACGTATACCATTTTCAGGACTACCGCCTAATTCTGTTATATATTTAAGCCCAGGTCTACGTTTAATACCACCTTGTGGTAATACTACTACGTTTAATGCTGTTGTAAGACCAGTTTCATACGCTTTTAAATCAGTACGAGATAATAATTTAGGATCTAGTTCACCTGAAGTAAAGCTATTTTGAATCGCTATGACTCTTGACATTACCTTACCTCAATTAAATCAAAGCTATTGTTGCCTAGTGTTTGCGCTCTTTGTCCTTGTGCATCTGCCTGACATGCTTGCCTAAACAAACCACCTCTACCGTTTTCAGACGGTGTACCAAATGCTAATGATCTAAAAAAATCTGCTTTGGTTATTTGGTCAGTTAATGGTTCTGCTATGTCTGCTGCTAACGCATGACGTAACATATAAATAAAATATTCTGGAAATCTTGATTCGTTTATGTCTGCTATGTAATCTATATAAACTGTTTCATAGTCAGTCAATAATCTTGGTTGATCCACATAATACAATTCAAACTCAGTTTGTGGTGATGTCCCAGCATCAGATGCAATAAACACTGCTTTAGGTGTACCAATAATGTCTGCTGGTAACGCATACACATACTTCCATTCTGTAACTGGAGTATCTGTAGTACGTGCTAATTGAACTTTAACCTTAGCAAACGACCAAGGATAAATTGATAAAATATACTTTTTTAAATCATCATATAAGCGATCACAAATTTTTGCTGAATCTGTGCCTTCGGTAAACGAAGAAATCTCAGAAGCACCAAGCATTAAAAGTGCATCGTTGCATATTGTTAACTTGCTATCTCCTGCTGCCATATAATCTCCTTAAAAAAGTATGCCCTGCCGAAACAGGACAACTTTATATTACTTAGTCAGAATCAGAAACTGCTCCGATTGTTGTACCGTCACTAATGTCTACGACACCAGATGCGTTAGATACGACAACGTGCATAGTAACTGTTCTAGTACCACCAGTCGCTCCATGAACAATTATCATGTCACCAACTGAAAGTTGGTCTGATAAGTCATTAAAGTAACCAGCAGCATCTACTGCTGTATGAGCATCAGTAGTTGTGTAGACATACAAAGCTGGTAAATCACCTGCTCTGCCCTGTCCAGCTAATGCTCCAAACCCTGCTCTTGCATATGCCATATTATCCTCCTGTTATTCACGACAAGTGACTTCAACTATACCAGCTGTATCAATACCAACCGATCCAGCAGAGAACATAGAGTTCACTAGGAACGATGATTTCTCAGCAATATAGTTAATTTCAGTTTTCTTATCCATGTTAATAGCAAGACCACAAGCATTTTTATGCCAAGCTAAACATGTACGGTCAGATGAACCATCAACAGCTAGTCCGCCTTCTGTTCTATCGCCAACCATAATGAATTTAAAACCTAAGAATGAATCAACAGTTCCTTGAGCTAATGCTTTAGTTGTGTTGACATCAATAGTTTTTACATCACTATCGTCTAAAAACGCAGCCATGTTATTAGCATGACATAAGAAGTAACGATCTTCAGCTGGAACACCTTGTTGGTCCATTAACTTTTTAGTTTCTAATACTTTATCCACGTTTAAGTTAGTTGTAGAACCACCAATAGAGTTAGCAACTGTTAAAGATGTACCTGCTCCATCTAGTGCATCAATTACTAATTGGTCCATTCTACGACCAACAGCCATTGATACTGCTTTTACAAGCTCTGCTCTTTCGTCAAATAATACTTTGCCGTTTGTAAATATATCGCTATATTCAGCAGCATTGTAATCAGACATTGTAGCTGTTGCTTGTGTGTGTGTTAAGTTCATTGGAGTTACGTCAGATTGTGGAATATGTAAATTCGCTACACCTGATCCTAACTTGTTGAACTTATAAGTATTACCTTGAACGCCACTTCTTTCACGAACTGTGCCAGCTAAAGCTCTATCGTTTTGATAGGCTTGCTTTACTTCCGCATCAAAGATGGTGACGAAACTTGTACTAATAGATGTACTCATAATATCACTCCATAAAATTAAATTAAATTTTACGCCAGAAGTTGTCCATGTTGGGCTTCAAACTTGTAGGTACCGCCTACCACGAGTCATTTGACATTCAAGGGCAGATGTACTGTTATCCTTATTGTGTATTCTATAATGTAATTACAATACTTTGCA